CTGGTAAGCCAGATACGCCACCACAGTCGCAGAGCCGAAAGTCGCGTTGTTGCCAATCGCCACAGTCGCCGTTGCTGCGCTTGAGGTGGTGTTGGTGACCACAATCCCCGTGACCCGGTTGACCGTGTTCACCGCCGGGGTCAAGCCCGTCAGAGAAGTGGTGCCGTTGAACGTCCAGGACGTAGTGGCTGTAGTCCCCGAGGGAATCACATAGGCTGTGTTCCCGTAGATCGAGGTGACATTAACGATGTTTGGGTTTGCCATGATTCATCAGCCTTTCAGATAACTGATTGCTTTGAGGAATATTTCGGGGTTTTCTTTGAGTGACCCGATTCCAACATTGCAGCCGTGGCATAGCAACCCCCGAACTGCGCCTGATTTGTGGCAATGATCGACGTGCAGGCCCCTGGCCGTTTTGGGTTCGTCGCCGCAGATTGCACATTTTCCTTCCTGCTTGGCGTGCAACTCAAGTAGGAATTCCTTGGTGACGCCGTATTGGTAACACCGCGAAGCCCACCGATCCATCCACGGCCTCGCATGCCAACGCTGTTTGCAAGCCGCTTTGTGGCATTCGCGGCATGTCTTGTTGGTTCTGCCGCCATTCTTGTCCACATAGAACTTGGCAATGTCCGTTTCTCCGCAGGTCGGGCATTTGGGCGGCTTGGCAATAGCCTCCCCTTGAGTACGCTTGTACTCAGGATCAGCCCATCTTGCTTTTGCCCGTTCACTTGCTGCTTTCCTCTGTTCTTCAGTCCACATGGCTTTAGTCTCCAAAAGCCACATTATAACATTTGGGCGCTAGAATCCGAAGATAAGCGACATGGCGATAGCCTTGCCGATGGTGATACCGGAAGCCGCCGGTGCCGCCGAGGTCCACGTTGTACCGTTGGAGGTCAACACATTCCCATTGGTGCCCGGAGCCACAACTTGGAATGCGGACGTTCCGTTGCCAAGCAAGACGTTGTTGGCCGTGAAGGTCGCAGCGCCTGTTCCGCCTGCCGCCACCGGCAGAGTGCCTGCCGTGAGCGCCGAAGATGAGGTGGAGTACAGCGCGTTGTTCGCTGCCGTGAAGGTCGTCAGACCCGTACCACCGTTTGTGGTAGCAAGCGTCCCGGCAAGAGTTACTGCGCCGGAGGTGGCCGAGTTGGGCGTGAAGCCTGTAGTGCCTGCGCTGAAAGTCGTCACGCCGTCAGCCACACTCGACGCAACTTTGGCGTAGTCTGTGCCGTTCCAGGCAACGATGGCGCTCTCGCCAGTCACCAAAGTCACGCCCGTGGTCGGGCCTGCCCCAACAATCTTGACGCTCTGAGAGGTGGACGTGGCGTTGATGATCAGATACTGACGGCTCGACGCAGGAGCCGTAATCGTCAGCAAACCCGCCGGGTTGCCCGTGCAGTTGATCACCGCGTACTGAGCAGAACCGGAAGAACCCGACCCGACCTGAGTCAGCGAGGTGCCGTTGGTGACGGTAAGCGTGACAGCCGTCTGGCTTCCGCTGATGGCCTGGGTTCCGGCAACAGAGGCGTCTACATACGAAGTGATGTAGTCGTTAACCGTGTCACCCCAGGTGCCTGAGAGTTCCCCGGTGACCGGCAGGGCCATGCCCAGAAGGGAGGTATATGAGGTTGGCATCTAAGGCTCCTACGTCGTCGGGATAACCGTCCACCCGGACGATTGCACATTGTTGATATTCTGCCAATTGGCGGTCTGAATGTCATCCACAGGTTCCCAGAACCTGCGGCCCGAAGGTTGATCCGTGGCTGTTGCAGTTTCTTGGATGGCCGCAAAGAACCGTGCTTCAGCAGAAACTGTGTCTGTACCCGTCGCGCTCTCAGTAATCGCGCTCTGGATTTCGTGGTTGGTGCTGACCTGATCTGTGCCCGTGGCCGATTCGGAAATGTCGGCGTTGTACGCATTGACAGCGACAATCTCGTCAGTGGCCGACGCAGTTTCCTCAACCGTGCCATAGAAGGCAAACGCCGCTGAAATCTCCTCCGTACCCGTGGCAGTCTCACTGACCGCCGCATTCGGGTTAAACAGCGCAAGGACTTGATCCAGGCCAGAGGCGGTTTCTGAAACTTCCCGGTTGTACTCTGCCTGCGCCGCTACCGCGTCTGTTCCCGTGGCAGATTCTGCAACTGCGCTCTCAAGCGTTTGGTTCCCAGAAACAGCGTCTGTACCGGTGGCCGTCTCGCTGACAGCCCCGTAAATCTCAACTACCCCGGCAACTGCATCAGTGCCGGTAGCAGTCTCTGCTACAGCAGGTTGAACGGAAATTGAAGCGAAGAGGGCGTCAGTGCCTGTCGCTGTCTCAGCGACATCGCGGTCATATACCGAGTCACCCCACCCGGCCTGACCCCAAGCACCTGAACCCCATCCGCCTTCAGCCACAACTCATCCTCAACCGGCGAGGCTGAAGGTGTAGGTCACGTTCAGGATGTCGCCAGAAACCACCGAGCGGTCACCAGGGGCAGAGAAGTCAGCCGCCGAGAACAGCGTGCCGGTCGATCCACCTTTGGTGTTGTTGGAGGTCAGGAACGCGCCACCCACCGTCGTCGTGCCGTTGATGGTGAACACGGCCTTGCTTGCGGTGTTGGTCACCACAGAAGGATTGGCATTCGTTGCAGCAGCAAGTGTGGCAGTTGGGCGGTTGGCTTCGCTGTAGTCGGTCACTTCCGTCCAACCAATGTGCGAAGACATGGTGTCACCAGCAGCGGGGCTGTTGGTAGAACCCGAACCGTACAGACCCAGGTACCACGTGGTGATCTGGGAAGTCGAGGTCAGGGCAGAACCTGCCATGTACTGAAGGCCCACGTTGACCACGAGGTTGGGCGTCTCAGCAACCCACTTGAGGTTGCCGTCCTTATCGTAGCACTCAACGGTGTACTTGCCCGTGGCCTTTGCGCCATCGGACGATCCGGTGTTTGCAATCAGCCCACCGCCAACGATGTCAGTGGCCTTGGCCTTTTCGATGCTCATTTAAGACTCCTAGTTGGAAGACCGGATCAAGGCACTGTTGGCGTCGTTGACCGGCATGACGATGGTGAAGGTGGTGGTCGAGGTCTTGTCTGACCCAAAGTCCAACACGGCGATGGAACGGTTGGCTTTACTGGAGTTGTAGATTAGGGCACACCGTGCTGTAAACGCACCGGGGTTCCACTCCACGTTGTCGAAGTCCACGAAGGCCGTATATCCAGAACTGTTGATGGTCGTGCCGGTCAGTATCTTTCCGCCTGCCACATACCCAGTACCCGTGATCTCTGCCGTGGTGGTGTAGGCCGTGGTGTCTTCGTTCAGATCAGCGTTGCCGTTATACAAAGCAATCTTCAGGACATCCGTCGTGAGATCGTGGATGCCCTGGTACAACTCCTTCTTGAAGGAGGTGGTCTGCGTTTGAACGATTGGCATTACTTGACCTGCACCCTAACCTGCCCGTTACGGTAGGCGTCCTGACGGTTCTTACCGTCGCCCAGTTGCTTCAACAGGAGCAGAGATTGAGCAAACTGTTGCTCGTACATGGCAACAACGTCCTGCTCTTCCTTCATGTACCGAGCCGCTTCAACCATCACGCCATTAAATAGCACAGAGTCAAAGTTGTCGCCAAGCCACGAAGTGCCGCTAGGATTAAGTACCGAATCTGCAATTGAAACTGGATAGTAAAAGTAGTGCAACTCCACCGTCAGACTGGCACTGGGGGTTGGGCCTACGATGAACGTCAGTTCATTTACATCGTCCGACCGGGGACCGAAGATGGCGTAGTACCTGGGGGTGCCAGTACTCGTGGGCGTAGGGTACGCCTGCCGGATGAAGTTCACATCCTTGTCAAGCAGGTACTCATACGACCCATCCGCCAGAATCACCGCCATCGAAAAGACGGACAGGAAATCAGACGGGGCCTGGAGATACTTGTTGTTGGCTGTAAGCGACCCGGTGACGTTCTTACGAAGTGACGGCAGTTGGACGGTGTTGTAGATCTTTTGTTCAGCCAACTCCGTCATGGTGGCGAAGTCAGTCGCGGAGAACGTATTCTCCGTGTAATCCTCAACAGCGGTTTTCAACTGCGCGTAGTTCACGCCATCGGCCCCCGAGCCATCGTTCCCTTGGTGGCACAACCATTACCACGGGTCTTGATACCCGAAGTCTTGGGGGCGGGGTTATAGCCATCACGAGTGATGTTGCCCACAGACATGTTTATACGGTTAGCAACAGTCGGCTCCGCCTGGGTGCCGTTACCCAGGGCAACCTTGCCACCCGTCATCGTGTGGGGCTCGGCGTAGACGGAGGCATCTCCGACTTCCTTGCCGCCCATCTTCTTACTGAACTTAGCCATCTCAGCCACCCTTCTTGTAGGTGAATGAAGACTTCTTCTGGTTGGCAACCTTGGCCAGACCGCGACCGAGGTCACGCATCTGCTGATTGGTTTTGCCGCCCTTGGCGAGTTTCGTCAGGGGCTTACCCGGGTGCATGGTCTTCTCATGCTTGTGAACGGCTTTTTTGGCGTCCATTTCGACTCCTTACGTCGTTTGGATGGTTACTGTACCAACAGACGTGGTTGCCACCAAGTAGTTTGGCGTCAGCCCCGCATCATTTGCTCTTGCCCCACCAACGGGGTTCCAACCCCATTGAATATCCCGGGAGCCACCGGTTGGGAATCCCTGCTCCGGGTTTGCGATGTTGATCTCCAGACTGTTCGTTCCGGCGGTCCGGTACGTCGAGTCTCTACGGGGATTCCGAACCGCCTGGGGGTCATCAACGGGGTACATACCCAGTTGCAACTGTGGGTGGTCTGGATCCCAACATTCTTCACAGACAAGCAGATTGAACCGCTTGGTCTTGATAACTTCTTCTTTCAGGCGTTTCAGTTTGAACTGTTGTCCACAGCGATCACACATCGCAATGGACTTCTTGCCCGATGCAAAGCGATTCCCCATTTAGGTAGTCGCTCCACCAATGAATTGCTGACGCGGCACGAACCGGATCGCGGCCTTTTCCCGATCCTCATCTGCGGCCAGTTGCCACGCTTCTTCGTACTGAGCCTTCAGCACTTGCAGGCGCTCATAGGCTTCAGGGATCTTCATGCCCATGTAGTAGGACAACCCCGCCACCATGCAGGGGATGAACCGGAAGGGGACATCTGCCACATCCACGCCCTGACCGGCATCCTGCGTCCGGCGCAATCTCCAGTACACCAGGGTGTAAGTGGTCGAGTTGTCCGGCACCGGCCAGACCGTCACACAGGGAACCTGCGCCCAGTACACCGTGGTGCCCGAGGTGTGGATAGCAGGAGTCGTTCCTTGCTGGCCACGGAAGCAGTTGTACAGCGTGTTACCCGTGATGTACCCGTAGACGATGACTTCGTTGTCGATCTTGATGAACCCTTGAGCGGGCAAACCGGCAGTCGAAGACAAGGTGATGGTGGTGGCACTTGCCGTGATGGTAGACGGCAGAGTTGCCCCAATCGGGCTGTCCATCCCGTTGTTGCGCTGCACCAGGATCTGAATTGGGCGCGAGGTGGTCAACTTGTTCGGGATCGTGGCGTACGTAGAGATACTGATCCGCGTGATGTTCAGGTCGGCCTGATTGCTGCTGCTGTTGGCCTGCGTCCGAATCTGGTGCTCAAGCAGGTCCACCGTGTCGTTGGGCAGGGCATAGGTCATCTGGTTGTAGACCAGGGTGATCGTCCCCTGCTCCATCGTCCACATGTTGATGCCACGGTTTGCCCAGTCGGCAAAGAGCAGGTTCAGACTGCGACGGGCAGTCCGAAGATCGTAGCCCGTGCGAAGTTCTGAGCCACAACGCTCAAAGGCTTCTTCCACGACCTCAGAGAGATCGAGGTTGAATGCAGCAATGCCTGAAGTTGCCATTTAGCGGAACCTTGCAGTTTTCTTGGCTACAGACTTGGGTTGGGCTACGAACTGC